TGAATACTTGCTCATAATGCCCATATTACTTGATTAAGGTTATTAAGGTCGCGGGATATGACAGCCAGTTTGGTCTTGGCTTCCCCGCAGTTACAGCCGTCTTCAGGGCCGAGATGACAGTCATGGTTATTCAGTAGGTTTTCTAACGCACGCTTGCGGCGGATTAGGCTTAGTTGCTTAGCCAATAGTTCAGTCATCATCAACCACCTCCTCATAGTCCAGTTCACGCTCTTGAATAGCGTCCCAGTTAGCTCTGTCTAATTCTTCTATGGGTTGCTCCATTTCCTCTTCCATACAACCATTGTATATATACCACAGGGAAATGCAACAATGATTATGTAGGACTTTTCCACAGGCGGTAATGTATAATAAGCGCATGACCAAGAAAATCGGCAAGGCTACCTTTAGGGAACGCATAAACCACAGACTGCGTAATCCCTATCTCATGCGGTGTAGGGTCTGTAAAAGCTGGAATGTCCAGCTAATCAACGGCAACTACTGGTGCCTGTGGCATTATGACCAGATAAAACCGGAATACTTTTTCTTTAATGGTAAGTACGAATATTTAGTATTTCCGAAGAGGTGGTTATAGTTGTGGATAACTAGTGTTGATTAAATAATCTTGACATGATTTAATAAATACATGAATTTGTTAATACAATTATATAAGTGTACGACAACTTCATCCAAAAACCCGAAGTCATCTAGTGGCAGCGGGTTTTTTGGTTTTTACAAAATAGGTAACTAGCGTCTAAGAGAAGGCTAGACAAAACATCTCTTTCAGTAGCAGGTTGTGGGCTAAAAAGTGGGGGCAATGTCTTGACCCCTTTGACAACCCCTGACCTAGAAGGTGCTAATTAAAGTATTAACATCATCTAGGGTTCATAACTCTACCAATTACCATTACTTGATTACCTATCACATAACATGAAGTGCAAGATTTATACCAGCTATACTAGGGATATAAAAAGGGGTAGTAGTCTACAAGAACAAAAAACAGTAAACCATGCCCACTAAAGTACAATTCAACTGGCAAAACGAAGCACTAAAGACATCTTTTGCTGGTGATAAACAAGTAGCAACGTTTCTGAAGAGGTTCAGGGAAATGCTGGAAGAAAGTGCGGATAGAATGGACATTTACGGAAAGTGGCGTCAAGCCTATGATTATGCCAAAGAAAAAAACAACAAGAAGCTTTATCACGGTCTTAGAGAATTAAACAACCAAATACTTATTGAGCATAAGTTAAGGCATAGATATTAAAGCAGATGATATTATTCTATGTTTGATAAAACTATATTTGATAAAACTATGTTTGATAAAAAAGCTAAAGTAATACTATTTATAGGAATGGTCATCGCCCTTTTTATTTACACGAGAGGCTGGATGCCTAAAAGAATAGAAAGAGAAACGCAAGCAAAGTCACTATGTAATGTAGAGATATTTCGCACTATTGAAAATAACGGACTATCTCAATCTCCCTACATTACCGGTTGTTCAATAGAAGATCGTCAAAAAGCGCTAACTAATTGGTGTAAGGCCAATAAAGATGAACAAGTTTGTAATAGAAGTACGTTATTGATTGGAAATTAAAGATAATATATAATAAAGTATATGCCTTACAAAATAGTAAAAAGAAAAGGGAAGAGACCCTATAAGATCATAAACAAAAATACTGGTAGAGTAGTAGGTAGCTCAACATCAAGGAAAAAAGCTTTAGCCAGTGTTAGAGCAAGATACGCGAATGAGAAATAGTCAAGAGAGCTAAAAGCAACAAAGAAGTATATTGACAATAGAATAATAGGGTGGGATAATAGAAGTATGGAATGGCAATTAGAAAAAAGAAAACTAGCAGAATTAAAGCCTTACGAACACAACCCTCGCAATATAACTGATAAAGGAAAAGACAATCTAAAGAAAAGTATTGATAAATTTGGTCTAGCTGAACCAATAGTAATAAACCGAGACAACACTATTATCGGAGGCCACGCTAGATTTTTTGTATTACAGGAACGTGGTGACAGTGAATGTGAATGTTATGTGCCGGATAGAGAGTTAAGTGAGGAAGAGTGTAAGGAATTAAATGTCAGGCTGAATAAGAATATAGCTGGTGAGTGGGACTGGGATATATTGGCTAATGAGTTTGAAATTAAAGACCTAGAGGAGTGGGGATTTGACGATAAAGACCTATCAATAAATATGCCAGACGAGGAGATAGTAGAGGACGAAGCACCAGAAATAGAGGAAGGCGAGCCAGACAGTAAGCTAGGTGAAGTTTACGAGCTAGGCAGACACAGGCTACTATGTGGTGACGCTACTAAGAAGGAGGACGTTTATGCGTTAATGGATAGCAAGAGAGCACAAATGATTTTCACAGACCCACCCTACGGTATGAACCTTGACACTGATTGGAGCGATGTGCGAGGTGGTAAATACGATAAAGTGATTGGTGACAATGAGGAGTTTGACCCACGTCCTTTCTTTGAAATGTTCAAAGATGTAGAAGAACAGTTATGGTAGGGAGCTGATTATTATGCTCGTCATTTACCTTACGATATGGGTAGCTGGCTTGTATGGGACAAAAGAAGTAAAGAAGGATTTGACAGTGCAGGAAACCCAGATGCCATGATAGGTTCAATGTTTGAGTTATGTTGGAGTAAAAACAAGCATAGGCGAGAGATATTGAGATTTAGATGGGCTGGCTCTTATGGGTTATGGCAAGATGATATAAAGAGAGTACACCCTACACAGAAACCAGCAGCGATGATTGTTGAATTAATAAAGAAATATAGCAAGAAAGGCGACATTATACTTGACTTATTCGGCGGAAGCGGCAGCACCTTAATAGCAGCAGAACAAATAGGCCGGACATGTTACATGATGGAAATAGACCCTAAGTATTGCGATGTTATCAGAAAACGGTATAATAATTATGTCAATAATAAAAACAACAATTAACAACAATGTCTAATCCAAATGTCAAGCCTAGATGGAAGAAGGGAGAATCAGGTAATCCTAACGGTAGACCTAAAGGACTGTCTATTACTGCATTAGTGAGGGAGGCACTAGAGAAAGTCCCGGAAGGCCAGAAAGAGGTAGCTAAGAACTTATTAGTTAAACGCATAATTAAGAAAGCTATTGCTGACGGTGATAAAGAAATGATTAAGCTTTGCTGGCAGTATATGGATGGTATGCCCAAGCACATAATTGGAGGAGAAGATGGCCCAATCCAGCACAAAATCACAGTTAGTTTCGGAGGTTAAGTTCCCCCCGAAACTTAAACTGTTATTTGAACCACATAGATATAAAGTCTTATACGGCGGTAGGGGAGGGGCTAAGAGTTGGGGAGCAGCTAGAGCCTTACTGGTAATGGGTGTTCAAAAGCCGCTAAGGATATTATGTGCTAGAGAGATACAACGGAGCATCAGTGAATCTGTCCACCAATTACTTGAAGACCAAATCAAAAAATTAAAGCTAGAATACTTTTACACGGTAAAAAACACAGAGATAATTGGAGCTAATGGTACACAGTTTTGGTTTGAAGGATTAAAAGCACAATATTGCTAGTCTAAAGAGTTATGAAGGAGCCGACATTTGTTGGGTAGAAGAAGCGCATATAGTCTCTAAAAGTTCATGGGATGTTCTTATTCCTACAATCCGCAAAGAAGGCAGTGAGATATGGATTACTTTTAACCCAGAACTGGAAGAAGATGAAACTTATCAAAGATTTGTAGTTGATCCGCCTAAGAATAGTGCAATAGTTAAGATCAATTGGCGGGATAATCCTTGGTTCCCAGATGTACTCAGAGCTGAGAAAGACGAACTTAAAGAACGAAGTGAAGCGGACTATTTGAATATTTGGGAGGGACAATGTCGGCAGGCTATTGAAGGGGCTATCTATTCAGACGAATTGAGACAGGCNAACGAAGAAAACAGGATAACAACAGTGAAATATGATGATAGCAAGCCGGTAAATACTTATTGGGATTTAGGCCACTCGGACTTAACTGCTACCTGGTTTATTCAACAAGTAGGCATGGAGCAAAGGGTCCTAGAGTATTATGCTAACTCACATAAGAAATTGGCGCATTATTTGAAGATAGTAAAAGATAAAGAGTATATGTATGATACTCATTATCTGCCACATGATGCAGCAGCAGAGCAGTTAGGTAGCGAACGAACAGTAGAGCAACAAGCGTTAGATATACTGAAAAATGTAGTTATAGTTCCCAAACAACATATTACTGATGGAATAGAAATGGTTAGATCACTATTCCCTCATTGTTACTTTGATAAAGAGAAGTGTGCTGATGGATTATCTGCGTTAAGACGCTATGCCTATCATAAAGACCCTGAAACAGGTAAGATAAGCTCTAAGCCGGAGCATAATATATGGAGTCATGGAGCAGATGCATTTAGGACCTTTGGTTTGGCCTATCAGTCTCCGATAGTAGAAGAAAAACAAAACTTTGACGCATGGGCAATAGGATAAAATACGGAGGGTGGAGCAAATATGGTGGCGGAAGGAAATCGGCGCATCTTGAAAAAAGTGATGATATGTGGACATGTCAGTCATGTGCTTCTAGACAGCCTAAAAAAGCTCCAGTTTACGTTTATGAATGGGCAGATGGGGAAAACATCAGAGTATGTAGTGAATGCGTTAGAAACGATTGTAGGGCTTTCAGAGATAGGAGACTTGCATACCTTTGACCAGACTAAATAAAATACGAATATGCCAAACAAAAACGATAAGGAATTAGTATTAGCCACCGAGGTGATGGCGCATTATAGGGATGGTGAAACAGAAATGAATGCTAGGCGTACTCGTGTTAAGGGTTGGGATGAGATAGTAGATACGTATATGGGCAAATTGCCTACGGATTGGCCTTATCAAGCAAAAGTTTTTGATCCAAGACTAAGAACTACAATTTTAGAGAAGACGGGAAGACTACTCAATTCTAAGCTTAGAGGGCGATTGGTGCCACGAGAGAATGCGGATATAATATCGGCTAAAATTAATAATGCTTTATTAGATTATCAGTGGGACAGAGCAGACGCTGGCGGTTCAATGATTGAGAAAGTGGCAGATGCAGACCAAACAGCGAGATTGTTTGGAGCGGCTTTTGGGCAAGTATATTGGGATACGACTAAGGACTGTAACGAAATTAAAATAATTGATGCAAGAGATATATTTATTGACCCTGCAGCCAATCATATTTCTAATGCTAAATGGGTACAAGTAAGAGAATTTACAACCATAGAAGCACTAAAAGAACGTAATATACCGCTCAAGGGATTAGACAAAATGAGATTAGGAGAACAAAGGTCTAATCGTTATGACTCAGTATATAAGCGTAACAAAGGGATAGAAGATAGAACCGGACAAGATAGAAGCTATAAAACTGTTGAGATAGTGACAGAATTTAGAGAAGATAGAGAGATTGTATTTGCCCCTAGACATAAGTTGATATTAAGAGACCGTAAAAACCCATATAAGCACAGACGAATACCAATAGCTATGTTAAGGTATTATCCGTTAGGAGACGACGTATACGGTGAATCAGAAGCGGAGCCAGTATTAAGTCTACAAAGAGGTATTAATGCCTTGTTATGCGGTTATATAGAAACAATGAACCTTGCTATGAGACCGCCTATAAAGATACTGGCAACTGAAGGGCGTAGAGAGTCTATTCAATTCAATCCTGGCGCAAGGTGGATATTGAATAATATTAATTCTGGCCAAGAGGTAAGAGTGGGTGAAACAGCAATTAAAGCGTTTAACAATACTTATCCAATGCTGGTGGCGGCATTTAACACAGCTATGGGCGATCAGAGCTTGGGTATATCTAATCTTATGTCTAAGGCTGAAGATAAGACAGCTACAGAAGTGCGCAACCTGGCTAGACAGCAAAACAACAGAGATCAGTATAATCAGTTGTATCTCGCTGAGTTTCTCAAAGACATTATGATGATGTGGTTATCCAATAACCAGCAATATCTGTTTGATGACCCATCTAAGCATTATCATATTGTTCAGATAGTAGGCAGACAGAGCATAGAAGAATTAGAACAGTTAGGACTAGCTAATACAGATGTGCAGCCCGAAGTTTATGAGGAAATAGCATCGCTAGTAGATGAAAATCCTGAAGCGGCAGATAATGATATGTTGGCGCGAATATTAGAAGAAGTGCAAATACCACAAAATCAGGTAATACTTAATCCTAGCGCGAAAGAAGAGAATTACCAGATAAAACCAAAGTTGGAAAAACAGGAAAATGGAGAAGCCAAGCTATACTTAACTAAAGATGATATGAAGGGGATATACGACTATATTCCGGACGTAAAATCTATGGCTGCAGGAGCGGGCGAGAATCTCATTCAAGCGAGAAGAGAAGCTATGCAATTAATTCAAACATTGTTACCTGTTTTGCAGCAACAAGGAGAAAATGTTAAAATTAAGGAGTTATTAATAAATGTACTTGAAGATGCAGGTTACAAAGACGCTGAAAGCATATTTGAAGAGAATAAACAAATTCCAGCCCTCGCAGGACAAGGAGTTGGTCAAGCAAGCTCAGAAATTGCTGGAGCTCAAGCACAGCAAGGGATGGCCGGTCCTCAAAGCTTGGCTGTACCAGAAAGTAGACCTCCAATGGCCCAACCCGAGGGATTATAAAAATAGAGAAAAATTAACCTTAGATTATGAGGCTAAATATTATGAGGCGCAAATAGCTCAAGAGATTATTAGCTTTGTGGAAGAGCAGGAAAAAGTAATAGAAGACATAACTAAACGTCATGAAACAGGCGTGGTACAATGAGAACAGAGAAAGGTTTGATGCTGATACTACCAAAGTAGAGAATAAAATCAGTAAATGCGATCATGACTGGAAGCGGATAACCAGTATAGAAGTTGATTGCATCAAATGCAATATGAGAGTCCTTGACAATGGTAAACTATTTCCTCTAAAATAATAATATCGTTCGTGGTGATGCTCGCCACGTACCTACTAGAGCATTAAACATCAAACTTATGGCAGACAACGAACTGCAGGGCGACAAGAAAGAGCCAGCTAAACAAGAGCAGGTTCAGGAGGAAACTCCCTCACCAACGCCTAGTGAGACTTTAACAGCTAAGGAGGAAGAGGAAGCCCTGGACAACTCCAAAAATCCTGAACGCACTCGACAGTATATCGAGAAGCTAAAACAGGAGAATGAGGATCTAAAGTCGAAAGTCCAGGATAATCCTTTCAATTTCTTTAATCCCAATCAAGAAGCTCAGAAGTACGAAAATCTGAACCCACAACAGGTTCAGAAAATCGCGCAAGATGATAACTTCGTGAATGAGGATGGAGAAGTTGATGTTGACCGTCTGAACAAGGCACTGCGGGATGCTAACAAGTCTAATTATGTGCTGGAGCAACGTTTAGCCAGAGTAGAGCAGCAGGCGCAAGCCAGAGATGAAGCAAGGCAAATCAGAGAGACATATGAAGCCTACCCTACCCTGAACCCTAAAAGCGATAAGTTTGACCCTGATTTTTATAAACTAGTAAGAGATAGAATGATAAGCCAGCAGGTAGAGGGAGGAGTACCGGATTTTCTTGGCGCTGCTAATGAGCTAAACGGGATATACAACCCAAACAAATCGGAAGCTAAAATAAAAGAAGAAACAGTTAAGGAAATAAGAGAGTCGCAAAAAGCCAGAAATCAAGGACCGATAGAAAAAGGCAAAGGGCAAAAACGCCAAAGCACACCCCAAGATGAACTAAAAGAGCGTACTAGGGCAGGAGATGATCTAGCCGCAGCAGAACGTATAGACGCGATTATAGGCGAGCAGTAACTTGTTCAGTCGGTTAACACCTCCGGATGGAAGAGAGGTGAATAACCTATGGGTGTATTTACACCAGATGCAACAACCAGACGTGAGAGTTTGCTAGAAGTATTACGAGATGTTTCTCCTGTGACAGACAACTATCTCGTTAATGAGCTAGGTGTTTCAACAGCCAGTAATACCTTGCATATATTCCCATTTGTGTAAGTAAAATTTGGCTAAATGCTGGAAACTCTGGTTAACTATTAATCTACCGCAGTGTAAAAATGATTAATTACAGACAATCAGCAGGAAAGATTAAACCTTTGGCATATATCTTGGGAGTGTACTTAGGAGACGGGAATATACAAAAGTGCTATAAACAGAAGTATTTTCGCCTGAACACCATAGACCAAGATTTTGCGGAAGCAACGGATAAAACGTTAAGGATGATAACCGGATATAGAGCTAAGATAAGAAGACATCCGGTAAAGAAAAGCAAGAACGACAATTATGCGCTTATACATCATCATTGTACGGATTTATGCGAGTACCTTGAAAAAGCAACAAATAATAAAGAAATAATACCTAGTTTTGTTTACGACCAAGACCAAAAATGGCGGATAGAGTTTATAGCTGGATTGATGGATAGCGAGGGTTACGCATCAGTAGCTAATAAAGGAAGGGTTGAAAATTCAAACGCTATGGAACTTGGAATAAAAACAACTTCTATGTGGATGTATGACTTACAGAGAATACTTGAATCAGTAGGGTGCATTACACAAGGAGTAAAAATTTGTAAACCAAACAAGGAAGGCCATAAACAATCGTATCGAATCAGAATATGGCCAATAACATTTCTACAAAGTGGTTGCTATTTCAGAATTAAGCGCAAACAACAAAGGTTTGAAATCCTCAGAGACTACACGCCAAAGTCACATAAATTGCAATTTTTACGTGACATGATATAGTCCGAACTTCATGGAGACATGAAGAAGTATAGGAGAAATCCCTATACGGTAACATAAAGGAATGGCCGGTGTTTAACATCACTCGTCCTACCAGCGTAACTGCCAAGGCTGAAGGTGCGGACTTTGCTGAAGAGGTAGAGACCATGCCGACACGCTCACAGAACATTTGTGAGATTTTGAGCCGATCAGTTAGAACGTCCGGTACGATGAAGGTGCTGAATCCTGCCGGAGCTAAGGATGTGATGGCATTTCAAAAGACCAATGCTCTCAAGAAACTGAAAGCTGACATGGAGTTTGAGCTTTTGAATGCTGGAACACTAGCCTCTGGCGCTTCAGGTACGGCTAGAACAATGATCGGTGTTAATGCTTGTATCTCTACCAATGTTTCGGCTCGTAACTCCGGTACTTCTATCTCCGTAACGGAGTTGGAAGATATTTTGCAGGAGTCATGGACAGCGGTTGGTAGCGAATATGTGGCTGACACTGTCATTACGACAATGGGCATAAAGAGAGCCATTGCCGAACTGACCACTCGTGTGCAACCTCAAGTACAAAATACCAAAACCATCTACAACAATGTTGGTTGGTATGAGTCTAACTCTGGTATGGTGCAGATTGTTCCTCATAAGGACGTCATCAATGGGTCAGGTACCACTCACTTGTACGCATTGAATCTAGACATGTTCAAGATGGCTTTCCTGCGTGAGCCTGCTTATGAGCCACTGGCTAAAGTCGGGGATGCTGATAGAGGACACTACATCACCGAGCTGACGCTTGAATCGCGCGCACAGCGCACCGCCGTAAAACGCACAGGTTATAGCAAAACAGGATAGTTGACTAATTGACCAAAGCGTTTTAAGATTAGGGTAGTTATACTACCCTTTTCTTATGGTTCATTTTGAGATATTTCCTAGAGTTGTAGTTGAAACAGTAGATAAGATTATTGGTAATGTTGATAATCACAGTGGGGTTATTGAAACAAACAAAGACTGGGAAGTAGTCAGGGCATTATTTGTGGTGTGGAAGAAGTTTTTTCCACAAGAGTATAAAGACCAGATCAAAGAGATTAAGAGTTTGCGCCGCAGAGCACATAATGAGTATCAATCGGTTAAAGGGAACCAGGAATTTAGACATTTAATAGAGATACCATTTTCATATAAAAGGTTATTGATTGCTGTGTTCTATAACCAGAACTGGAAAGACAAGAAATTACTAAGAAAAATGGCCCAACAGGTGCCGGAATTAAAAGTACCAGAGAAAATATGAAGAGATTACTGTTAATGGCCATATTCAAAGATGATAGTGAGATAAAAATGGCCCGTAGGATGTTAGAGTCATTTATGCCTCATTTCCATGGTTTGATAGTTGGCATAACAGGTGTAACGGGCAAGAAAAAGAAACTAAAGAAGCTAATTGAGGCTTATGGTGGGCGATGCATAATAACTACACCTAAGACACATCCTCAAATATATGCCAAAAAGAACGGTAAAACTATATTCGCTTCCTTCGCAGCAGCTAGAAATGTGGTACTTAAAGAAGCGGAGAAGGAAGAAGAATATGATTGGTTGAGTTGGGCTGATGTAGATGATTTATTGTTGAATGGAGAAGAGTTACAAAAAGTAGCTAAGCAAGCAGACAAGTTGAAATTGGATGCGGTATTTTTTACTTATTGGTATGCGGTGCAACTGGATAAGCAAGGGAATATCAAAAATATCTTGATAGACCATTTAAGGGAACGACTGATAAAACCTAATAAGTTTAAATGGGTATCACGTCTGCATGAGATAATGATTGCTAAAGATGGCAACTACAAACCTAAAATATCTACATGGGATGTTAATCCTAAAGAAAAGAGGTATTGTGTATGGGCGCACTTGCCACCGGATGAGGCACATAGTATCAACTTATATCGCAACATAGATATATTAGAGTTGCAGGTGAAAGAGGAAGAACGCAAAGACCCTAGAACGTTATTCAATTTGGCTAAGGTATATTATGACTTAGCTAAGATGGAAAAAAAGCCAGAGTTTTTGGAAGCAGCTAAGGATATTATTGAGGAGTATTTATATGGAGAATACAAGTCAGGCTGGTCAGAAGAAAGAGCTAATGCCTGGGAATATCTAGGGAATATCTATGATCTGCAGAAACAAGACCAGAAGGCTATTGAAGCTTATCAGGAAGGGATAAAAGAATATCCAATAGCACATATTCTTTATCTGAGATTGAGTAAGAAATATTTGGACATTAATCAAATGGAGCCAGCGGAGCATTGGTTAAATGTGGCAGTAAATATGCCAGAACCTTCTACTAGAACAACTATAGGTAATCCAACAGAGGTCAAAGTAATGGCATCTTCATTGAAATATAATGTGGCTATGAAGAAGAAGAAACTGGATGATGCTATATATTGGCTGAAGATAAGAAATAAGTTGCTGGGTATAAAAAAGGATAAAATGTTAAAGACGCTTAAGGAGTTAAAAGAGCAAAATGATGCAGCCTTGAGAATATTCAATTACGCTAAATGGCTAAAGAAGAAAGGCAATACTAAATTAGTAAAACACGTTCTCAGAGCTATCCCGGCAGATTTAAAGAAAGAACAGTTTGTGCAAATAATGGCTAATGATATCCAGGAATCTAGGAAATGGGGGGATAAAGAAATAGCTTACTTTGCCGGGCAGACATTTGAACCGTGGGATGATATTACTTGTGGCAAGGAAGGTTGCGGAGGGTCGGAAACCGCTATCTGGCAACTATGTAAAGAATGGGCGAAATTGGGGTATAAACCAACAGTTTATTGTGATACAGAGAACGAAGGCATAAGGGATGGCGTAATATACAAACACTGGACGACGTTTAACTGGAATGATGAGTTTAATACGCTCATATTATGGCGTAATCCACATATCTTGGATATGAAGCCAAAAGCTAAGAAGCTATATATGGATTTGCACGATGTAGCCAGTCAAATGGATTGGACACCAGAGAGGATGAAAATAATAGATAAAGTATTTGTTAAGAGTAAATACCACAAAGCTATGTTGCCAAAATTAAAGGATAAAATAGAAATAATAAGTAATGGTGTATTATGAAAAACCATAAATTATTCTGGGGTAGTTCGTATGATAGAGGATTAGATATGCTACTTCCTATGTGGAAAGATATTAAGAAAGCTATCCCCGATGCTACGTTGGATATTTGTTATGGTTGGAATCTTTATTTGT